CCAACCACTGCCGCGATCTTGACTGCGAAAGCCGCCATCGTAGCGTCATGTGATACCGCGTAGGTTTCGGTGCATGTCACGCCGTTGACCTTTGCTGTGATGACGTTAGCGGCGATGAGATCTCCATCAAGCGTGATGGTATAAACTTCTTTTTTGCCATCGATCCTGACGTAAACTCGATCACCGACTGCAACTGTTTCTTCCGTCTCGACCCAAATCTTGCCCTTTTTAAGCACCGCGACCACGTCCTTGTCTTCATACTGGCCGCTGACTTTCGTTAAATCCCTGTGCGTAATTCCAGGATACTTCGTCAATAAACCATCAGCCAGCTTGACGGTTGGTAACGACAGGACATCGTCTGCCACTGACATAACTAGCATCCTCCCAAATGGAGCGATGCCGCTTGCCTTTGCCGAAATCACTTCGGCATTTGCCACGTCGAAAGCGTCGACCAACTGTCCTACGACGGCCTCCGTCATACGATTTTCATAACTTGTTTGCATTTTATCCTCCTAGTTTGTTATTTGTCTTTGCTTACTGTTTCACTACCGGCTGCCTCCACGCATTCAAGGCCTTCTCCTGCGCCTTTTGCCTCGCGGCTACCAAGTCCATGCCATCTACATTGCTATTGTCTTTTGCGAGATTTTTCAGGGCATCGGCAACATTTTTGCCTTTGTCTGTCGCACCAGCCTTGATGATATCGAAATATGCGTTGACATATTCCGGTGTCTTGCCGTCCATTTTGATGTCCGGGCTGACTTTTTGGATGACGGCTTTCTGGATATCGACGTCCTCAACCTTATCGAAATCCATCTTGTCGGCTTCTGTGCCCAATACTGATTTGGCGAAAGTCTCGAGTTCAATGCGCGCACGCGCTGTTTTTAACGTGTCCATTCGACTCGGTTTTTCGGCCTTGATTTTATCAATCTCGGCCGCCTTGACTTTTGCGTCGGCTTCAAGCGCATCAACCTTGCCCTTCAAAGACTCCGCGTTCTTCTCCGAACTTTCGAGCTTTGTCTTGGTATCATTGTGCGCTGTTTCAAATACTTTGACTGCACCGGCGAGCTCCTCGCTCACCTCATACTCTTTACCCGCTAGGGTTATCTTTGGCATATTGCCTCCTTTATTTTGACCATCGTTATATTCATCACCCTTGTGTTGAGTTACCCATTCTTTTGCCTTCGCCATAGTCCATCCCTCGCCCTTTTTGAAACGATAGGACTGGACAACCATAGACCCTTCTTTACCTGCCGGTGGGTTTTTGAGTTTGCCAATTATGATTGAAATGCCGCCGGTCAATTCCTTCGTGCGGAAACTTTCAGGATCGAATAGAGATGGCTCCTTGACCCGATGCCTGATTTCGTTTTCAGTTTCTTCCCAACCGTCTATTTTGCCAGCGTCTTGTCGAACCTGCATGCCGACGTGGACATCCTTGCCATCCATCAGCAACCTAACTTGCGGCCCGGCACGACCTTGATCGACAATGGCAACATGATTATAAAAAATGGATCGTTGAATCGAATCATATACCTCACCATTCCAGACACCCGGCGTCTCATCCAGTTCGCATTCGTAGCCACATGACGTTTCACGTTTCTGATAGTATTCGATATCCTTGACCGCCTCGTAATCCGTAACTGTGGTATCGCATTTAATAAATTCGCCATCTTTGATGACATCCTTGCCAGTGAACCCAACCATGAAATCTTTTGCATTTTTAGAATTTAGAAACACCGGCGGATGGTCGTTGGTGATGGGGACTTCTGAAAGAGAGGCTATTGACTTGGGATTGAAAACTTCATCGGGATGGCGCAATTCACGCTTGATGCTTCCGTCGACCATCATGTATTGAAATACGCCAGTGCGCGTGACATACGCAGGTGTCTTGATGAACCCCTGTGATGTTTTGATCGGGGCATCGAGTCGGCCGTAGTCAAGACGATATACCTTCAATTAAACTCGCTAGCTGGGCCTTAGGTTATTATTTACAGCGGGCTAAAAAGAAAAAAGCCCGCAGTTTTCACTACGGGCCTTTCACTAAGTTTTAATAATACACGGTCTAAAAACTTTTGCAAGAAAATTTTTTAAGTTTCACTTTTTTCTTCAAGAACAGGTATCGCAACGCAACGACAATTTATATCCTCGCCCGGGTTTCCTGTGTCCTCTGGTGGATCGTCCCAAGAAAAGGTCTTGCCATCCTTCTCCGCGTGGCTCTCGCGCACCCGCTCGTCGCCGGATGTTTGCCATATGTATTTCTCAATGCCTGCATCTTTCATTCGGCTTTCGGTTAGGGCGGCATTGAATTTGCTCACTTGGTCCCGGGCTATCAATTTGGCCTTATTCTCGGCGATGCCGAACTTGTCTTCGATCGTCTTTGCCAACTCTTCATGCCGCCAGCCTTGTTGTGCGCCCAGCATGATCGTCTTCTCGACGCGCTCGATGTGCTCTTCTGCAATACTCTTGACCAGTGTCATGTTGTTTTTGACAAAAACTTGCATCTCCTGTTTGAGCCACGGTTCGGCGCGTCCGAGGTCTATACCAACCATCTTCACAGCTAGTTTACGAAAATATGCGTTGTTGATTGTTTCTGTCCCGGTTGCGGCGTTCATTGCCATATCAAAATATTCGGCATCAGTGAAAAAATTGCCAAAGGCCTTGCGGAGCCGTGCAATTATCTCAGCAATATCGTCGGCATAGTCATCTGTCCTGTCCGGCCGCAGATTGGTCGCCACTGCCAATAGTGTAGGCAGTTCAGCGATGACAATCTCGCGCGTGAGTCTGAAAAGTTCCGCCAGCATGATCCTTATTTTCTTAAGGTATGTCAATTGCGCAGGTCTGAAACTACCCGGCCGCGGTGGTTTGGGAGGTTTCCGCCCTTTTAGTTTCAGGCGCATGGCGTAAAAAAGATTGAATTTTGCGTTAAACATTGTATCAAATCGCATCATTCTGCCCCCGGTTGATTGTCTGGTTTTTTGATCGCGTCGCGCGTATCCAAATCAAGATCGGTTTCAATGCTGAATTCGTTTGTAAACCGGCTCTTAGCGATCTCTTCCGGTGTCACGACAGCCTTGTCAAGATAAACGCCATCTGCCCTGGACATGAGTTCTCTTATCTCCGCCATTTCTTTTTCATCCATCTGCCAGAGCGGGTTGAAAATGATCTGGTATTTAGGCGCTTTGCCCTTACTAATGCCGCCTTTTGTGGCAAATATCAGGTCGAAAATCTTGATCAGCGCAGGGCGGAGTTTCTTTTCTTGCTGGTTCTTAATATTATCATACCAGTCGATCTTCTCGGAATCTCCGCTTGCACCGAGCCCGGATGGACTTTCACCAAGCAATATTGTGTGCGGCATCGATGTCGCTGAGACAAGACGATTGCCAACGGCTTTGATAAGACTCTCTATGCCTCCAAGCGCCGGCGTCTTCTTCTCGAACTCCTCGCCTTCTTCAATAACCAGCAAATTTGCAATCGAGGCTGTTTTACTGACAAGCAACAATCTCTTCATCACTTCATTTGTCTTGCCGCTGGCAATCATACTGGAAAGATTTTTGAGTTTGAACACATTTTGTGCGAAATCCTGCATTATCAATGCGGCACTATTGTTAGTCTGATTATAATTCCGTATGCACTCGTAGATACTCGACAAAATGCTATCACCGAAATGATTATTTTGTGCCCGCAAACTTTTCGGCAATTCCTTGCCATCAAATCTACAGAGCCGACTGTGGTGTAAGACCTCGCCGGTCTGCCTCGCATTTTTGAGCCCGCCGGTGTTGAGCCGATACGTTTCAGGAAATCCGAAATTGGGCGACTTGAGATCATCAGTGATGTCACCCGATGTTGTCAGCATGAATCTGTCCAGCACGGCAACGTATTCGATGGCCTTGCCGATGTCCTTCTCTATCGACTTGGCTGGATCTCCTTTTTCTATGCCAATAAAAAGAAATCCGGAGCCATAGAGATTACCCCACTTGAGCGCCTGGTTGCACTTTTTGAGGCCGCAGATTCTATCAAATTCCTGCATGGCCGTATCGGCCAGTGCGGCATCTCCATCAATAATCTTGATTTGAAATCCCTCGCGGCACATATCGTCCGGCTCGCGGTCGACTATGCGCGCTGCGGTGTCATCGCCTTGATATAAGGCATTCAATTCCGCTTGCGTTTTGAAACTGACCTGTGCGCTCGCGCCTGTTAGTTTATCGCGGTTCGCCATACCAAGCCCTGTCAGTATGTTTATCCAACTTTCGAGCCTTTGGGTTGTCTTGCTCTGCCTGCTTGTTGTTTTGTTTTTCATTCGAACCCCCTTAGTAAGTTTTGCAATCTTATGATACTATTTTGCCCACCCGTTAAATAAATAATTGCCTGCGACATAGCGTCGATTTCATCCTTGTATGGCGTATTCGGAAAGTTGGCGCACCTGTCAATGAAATCGGCGACCCAATCATAGCCGGCCATTGTCGGTTCAGGCAGAAATATATTGCCGGCCTCTTGGTAGAACGACACTACTTGCGCGCGTGCTTCCTTCGATCCGTATTCGTCGGGATTGAATGGCACAACCCCGGACATCTGACTTTTTATCAGTTCCATGACGGCAGGGCCATTTGCCTTCTCTTCAATTACCTTGCAATCCGCAGCAGGCCATAGAGCAGAAACGTTAAACAATTCCTTGATGGTGTCATTTGCACCCATGCGCTTACGAATCTGATGCAGTAGAAAAAAATCAGGCAGGCGGTATCCCCACACTTGTCCAACAGCATAGGCTCCTTTCACGGTTTCCTTTAATTTTGTATCCCATGATTGGATATAAATGCTGACGTCCTTGGGCAATGTCTGCCATTTTCGCCATCGGTTACGTTTCAGGATGTTGCCCTCCATCGCGGATGGCCTGCCCAGATAAAGAGCGTTCCAAAAGTAGGGACCGAGACGCGCTTTGATGGCCTTGAGCGCCGTCACCGAAAACATCTCCGGCCAGAGGGCATGTTGTTCGGTTTCGTCCAATGCCGGAAAATGAAGTATGACCCATCCCTCATCAGCATTGTTTTTTAATACCCACCCGATAAGGTCTTCCTCATTCCAGCATGTGCCACAGAGAATGATAGCCGCATCCTTCTGCAGGCGTGTCGTGGCCGTTGATTTATACCAATCAATTGAGTTCTTGCGCACGGCCGCGCTGGCGGCCTCGATGTGATCCTTGATCATGTCGTCGAGCACGAGAAGATCAGCGCCTTTGCCAGTAAGCCCGGCGCCTCGTCCCAGCGCATGATATTCGCCGCCCTCTATTGTCGTGAACGTATCCTTTGCGGCGCTGTCGTCGCTTATGTGACACCCGTCGAACACGGCATTGAATCTCGGATCTTTCAGCTGGTTTCTGACCAACCGGCCATATTTATTAGCCTGGTCTTGCGAATAGGTAGAATAAATTACCTGTGCCTGTGGATGATGTCCCATATACCAAGCCGGAAAATATTGCGCCACGTTTAGACTCTTGCTATGTCGCGGCGGCATTATAACTAAGAGCCTTTTGACCTCGCCAGCGCTGACAAGTTCAAGATAGGACGCAAGTTTCTGAACATGCGGCGGCGTGAGATAATCTTGCCACATCAGCGTAGCGTAACTGGTGAGATTGTATTGCGCTGTTTTGTAATCTTCCGGATTCATAATCAATCAAGCAACTCCCTCAGTAATTTCAACTGCTGTTGCACCGACGCTTTTGGTTTCAAAGTGCTTTCCGTAAACTCCCGCCGGCATCGCTTGCATTTCATGTGATCGCGCCGGATGTTCCAATACTTCTGACATCCGCAATATGGACATCTAATTTTAATCTTTGGCATCATCATCGTTCTTTTTCCTTAGCGCCGCACGAGCCTTCTTGCGCTCCTCGATGGCCGCCAGCGTGTTGATAGCCATCTTGCGTGCCTGATCCTCCGTAACCTCAAATAATGGTTTGCCGTTGGCTCCAGTGAGTTCGCTCCTCGTGCTGAACTCACCTTTAGCAATACGTTCAAGCACTCTTAATGCAAAGTCTGAATCTTTGCCTTTTCGAAGTGTGTTATAGACACATAGTCTAGCCTTGAATTTAAGATCTGATTTAAGGATCTCTTTTCGCTCCAGAAATTCAGAGTGAGCTTCTTGATAATTATAAAACGCCGTCTTAGATATCCCAGCGTAATTACAAGCTTCTTCGTCGGTTGCTCCTCTCAAAAAAGCCCATTCTAATTTCTGGATAACTTTCTCTTCATTTTTACCGTCGAAAAGTTTGCGTCCGGCATTAGATTTTCCCTTAGTCGGCAAACTACCAGCGCCTTTGCAGGTTATTTTAATTTCCCTTTTTCGCACTCTTCAAATCCTCCAGCATTTTTACTTGTCTTAAGATCGCGCTCACAATATTGCGGGCTATTGTTGCAAGTTCCAGAGGTCCGACCCTGAAGTAGATGTTTGTCGCCAACATTGTCAGCATCGCACGCAAGAGCATGATCTTAATGTCTGAAACAAGTTCCGGCTCGCTTTCGATTCGCTCCATCATGCCGATGAGCTCATCTTTGTATCTCTCCATTAGTTCAGCGATTTCTGCGGCCTTTGGCTGAAGCTCTTTTGGTAATGCCACCGTAATCGTATCTAGATATTTCTTACGAACTGCCTCTGGCATTTGTTCAAGCATTTGTGTCTCCTTTATTAATCATATCAATTTCCATCGATCCGTCCTTCAAGATATAGCCTTGTCATTATCTGAAATTCCTTGAGCGATCTGCAGACTTCAACTGCATACCCGCGCTGTCTTAGTTGGCCGATGACCTCGTCCTGATTCTTTGTGGGTTGATTGTCTTCAGACTTCAGTTCAACATACAAGCCATGATACCCTCTCATCGGTTCAGGAATTTCCAGATCCGGAACTCCGGGCTTCACTCCCATTCTCTTTAATCTGGCGGCCTCGCGAGGGTTTCTTTTGCCGCCGTTAGGGATCGCCCAGATAAGCCTTTTGGGCCACCGCAAGCAAAACCATTGCACGCAGACCATTTGCAGATCGTCTTCAAGGTGCCGGTGCTTTACCCTGGGTCTTTTGCTGAACATCATTTTATATTCCGTTAAGTTCATCGTCTTGGCTATTTTCCCTTAGTCTTTTTCTTTTGGTTCTGTTTTGGGTCCTCATCCGAAACTTGCGGCTTTGTAGGTTCTGGTTCTGCCAATAGGCCAAGAGCCTTCCCCGCCGCCAGCACTATCGCCCGTCCCGGCGTATCGGCCTTAATACCAAAGACATACGGCGGCGCCTCAAAATGAGCAACGTAGGCACTCCCTGTTTTGCTTATGGCAAAATTATATCCGCGCAAGACCATTTCGCTGGCAATTAAAAATGCCGCTGGGTTAGAGAGTGTAATTTTGGATTTCTGTGCATCTTCCGGCCACAAAGTCGCCATCACTTTTTTGAAAACATTATTTACGTCCATATTGCCCCCTTGTTATATTTTAGAGCCTTGTTAAAATGCGGCCGCCAGGTATCTGCAGATACCCGGGACCGCGGATGCCGAGGAAGGCCCGTCAACCCCGGCACCAACTCATTTTTTATAAGTTCCTTTTTCATCTCTGCAATTATCATCCTTCTCTATGGACTATTTTTTCATCGGTAAAGAATTCCCGAAGTTTTTGCATTTCTTCACCGACATTTATCGCCTGTTTGATTGTGCTGTGGATTTCTTGCACGCTGATCCGCCCGACCCATTTGCAGTGCTGGCATGCGTAGTCGTCATCGGTTATAATACGCAATGTCAGTCGTCCACAGGATGGACAGCAATACTTACTTATCTTGTTTTTAGACATCCCCAGTCCCCCAAATTTTATATCAGCCGCAACAACGCAGGAATGATTTCGCGCGTTGATGAATATCCTTTGCCCTTAAAAACCACTCATCCGAAAACGGTTTTAAGCCCGCCAACGAATGCGCAAGTTGCTGGTTCAAATGCATACATTCGGTATAACCATAGCCCGCTACTCCGGGAATAAATCCGACCGCCCGGAGTTCTTCATCTGTAAGCGTTACTGGCTTTTCAGCGGTCATGGAGCCCCTCACTTTGCTTCGGTTTCTCAACGCGCCTGAAGTCATCACGGTTGGGGCAATTCGCCCAGTGCGCCTCATATCTCGGCTTCGTCGGGTCTAACTGCACCAAATCAAAGGGCATACGCTTGTTGTTAGTGGTAATACCCCAGCCAATCGCGGTGTTGCATTTCTTGCAGTGCGCGGTGCGGCCGTCCCAGACACATGCGATCTTTCCATTGACCATGATGGTTTGATAGTCAGTCATTTTTTATTATCTTACCTTGCAATCACCATTTTTTAATTTCACCCATAATTCGACCAATGAAAAAGTTTCATCTAAATATTTTTCTTTCACGTCCCAGTCTTTGCCAAATATGTTAAAAGCAAATAATATACCGATGGTGGTGTTTTCATTTGCCGCATTATCATGTGCTGTTTTTATAGGTTGCAGATTGCAATCCTCGGCCAACTCCTCAAAGTATTTACAATCGTAGCACTTGAAAACCTCATTTATTTTAAAAACTGGAACCTCCGGTACAGATACTTTCAGCTTATAAGCCAGCAAAAGACTTGCTCCACAAAACGCACCAAGCAAAAGGTATTTTAATATAAAAATTATGTTGTGTTTCATTGTTCGATCCTCCTAACTGGAAACCTTCCACTAAGTGCATCCGATACAATTTGTTTGAATTCCGGCGAGAAATCCGCACCAAGAATCCATCGCAAATAATCGGCATTGCTTTTTGCGGCCTGTCGGAGCGTCATCCCCTTGACCTTGCCAAACGAGAAAAACGCTTCATCCCCACGCCATTGGAGTTTGCCCTCTTGGTCAACGTATTCGGCGGGCTTTTCGTGGCAATACAGGTCAAGACTGGGGATATCTTGTGGCAAGCCATAACGCTCAACTTGTTTGATAAGGATTTCGGCAGTGGTCGAGGCGTCCGCAAAGGCATCATGCGCGTTGTCATGTTCGCGTCCGAGGTAGAATCGTGTCGCCCACGCGAGGTCGCGCTTTTCGTTTCGATGGCAGATCGTCATCGCGTCGATGATTCTACGGTCCTTCGGAAAGTCGATCTCATATTCAGCGAAATGGCGCGCGAGGATCGGTAGGTCGAATTTCTCAATATTAAACCCAGCGAGGTCGCAATTTTTAAGGTCCTTGATAATCGTGCTGGCCACGTCAACGAACTTTGGCTTGTCGACCACCATTGCATCAGTAATGCCATGAACCGCCGAGGCCTCCGGCGGAATAGGAATGCCGGGGTTGATAAGAAATTCCGCCTCACGATTAGCAATCAACCGTTTCTTTTCATGCGCATCGTCTTCAAGACGGTTATCAATCAGCACAATATATCCGATCTGCACAATGCGCGCGGTATTGACGTCGATCGAGGTTGTCTCGATATCAAGAATTGCGAGAGGACGATCAAGTTTTAGTGTCATGTTAACATCCTCCATGCTGTTGAAGCCACAATTGGAACTTGTCCATTTCCAATGGTTTTAAGTCTGTCCACCCGAGAGGCCACCCCATTAGCCACTCGACCCACGTTGGGTTCAATTGACCACCAAACGTTCCTATCAAGGTTAAAGTCTGTGATGTTGTGCTGTTGGTCATGGGGAATCGAGTCGTGGTTGGTGTTGGCCACATTTTTGCCCATCCCGCCAGTGTAAGTCTTGGTTTTGTATGATCTCCTCTGTCGTATTGGTAAGTGCTTTGTTTCGAGTCCCCCGCACGTGGCGTAGGCACGAATCCACAACCGATCTCGCTTGTGTGGAGCACCGGCATGGTGTGCTCCCAACACTCCCCATTTTGCATCATACCCCAACGCGGCCAAGTCGCCGAATATTCGTCGAACGTATTCGTGAGCAAGGAGACCTGGGACGTTCTCCAAGAACGCGAATCTCGGTCGTATCTCGCCAATGATGCGGATGGTATCAGGCCACATATTTCGTTCGTCGTTTTCTCCTTTTTGTTTTCCCGCAACACTGAATGGCTGGCATGGGAATCCCGCAGACACAACATCCACCAATCCAACCCACGGTTTCCCGTCGAATGTTTTGACATCATCCCAAATTGGCGCGTCATCCAGAAAACCATCTTTGATTCGCGCTTGGATAACTTTCTGGCAATAGAAGTCTCGCTCGACATAGCAGATTGTTCGCCAGCCGAGCAACCGACCTCCGAGTAAACCCCCACCAGCGCCGGCAAATAATGCCAACTCATTCACTCAATCCTCCCACTGCGTTTTTCGCGTTCGGCGATCATGGCGTTGGCGTAATTGTAAGCCGACCTAGCAATATCTGAATCACTTGCATTACATGCTGGGTCACTTAATATTCCAGCTAAGGCCGAGCCCGCGAAATAATCCCATAGCGTCATGCCATTAAAACATCGACCGCCTGGGCCATCCCAATGTGGGAACGCTGGCCCGCCATTTTTGTCTATCGGCGCTGGTGGTGGAACCTTCGGTGGTGGCGGTATTCCACCTTCTGGTATTGGATTATATCCGTCGCGTTCTTGTTTAGCCATTTTTATACCTATAGCCTTTGCCGCTATGATGACGCGGATTCGCAAATAGTTTTTCCAGTAGTGCTATGCTCACTCTTTTTCTGAACATCTGTGTCTTGCCTTGCTTCGGGTGGTTGATGGCAGTAGCCACTGTCATCTTTGTGATATAAATATTAATGCGGGCAAAAGAATCGTTGATGGTCTTATGAAATGAAAGCATCTCGATGTTTGCCTGATAATCCAGAAAATTCCACCCATATTTTTTTGCTAAGGCTTCTATTTGCTTAATGTCTGCCTTCATTTCGGACTCTCCAATAATTTGAATTTCTGCTCTGCAAATGATTCATAAACTGTCTGACCATTCGCGCGCGTTGCATACGGTAAAAACACCTCTTCCATCTGGACCGATCCTGCCTCGACTAATGCCAATTGTGCCTGAATCCATCTCAACACTAAGCGCCAAGACACCCTGATTGCCTGTTCTTTTACGCAAAGCCGGCCAGGCGTCTTTGAATCGTTTGACATTGCCTTAAGAACCGGTTCCCACTTGATAGGAAGTTTGAAAGGGATACTTGAACCATTGCGTTCGATCATGAACGAAAGTCCTAGAACTTCACCGCCATCGTAGGTTGTCAAAATCTGCGTGGCGCCGGCGTTCCCTAAAAGTTTCGCGATCTCCATCGCAGTTTTGTCAGGCGCTATCTGTGTCGTTGCCATGTAAAAGGACATGTCTTTAATTCCCCTTATGCTTGTGACGCGCGCGGCCCCGGAGCAAAACCACTGAACTGACCATTCTTTACAACCAGTTCATCAAGTTGATCGTCTGAATCATAGCAAAGTAATTTCCGCCCCTCTGGAATCATCCCTTTCTGAACCAGTTCTGCCACCACATTTTCCGCATCGTTGGTGACAGTGGGATGTTGATTCCACGGCCCCACATCACGGATAACAAGTGGTGCTTCTTGCAAGTAATCATCTTCAACAATGCAATAATTTGCATGCTTCATATTGCCCCCATGTTTTATATCAACTCCGCCTGTTTATCCTCTTCCCTCATCGGCTCGCGCGCGATCTCTTCGCCGGTGTCGGTGTCAATATAGACGCGCTCTTGTTGTTCGGTGTCCAAGAAGCAGGGCAGGTTAACGGTCTCAAATTTATAGCCGTCGTAGATCATTCGGGCCGCTTCTCTTGACTCTTGCGCTTTGACGGCGATCTCACCTTTGATCGAATCATCGAACCGTTTCTTTTTGGTCAGGAGATCCTCGGTCTCAAAAATCAATTCACAATGTTTTTTACTGAGTTCTATTTTTTCATCACTCGTCAGCACTTTCTTGACGCTGACATCAAACTTCCCGATCCTGTGATAGCCGTTCTCTTTTGCGATCTTGACTTCCTTTTGCTTCGACATGTTACCCTCCTTGTTGTGAGTGCATTTATTGCACTTGTTTTGATCCCAAATTTTGTTGCACACGACACCGGCTATCCTGTATTTGCGCCGAGGGCAGTAGTTATAGCCTGATGTTTGCTGTGTCTGTGTCATATCGTTTTGCCACCTCCGAGTTGTTCCATCCGTTTCAAGTGTGTCACGACGATTTCGATTTCTTCGTGTTTCCGGCCGGCCGTTTCTTTTTGTTCAAGTTGCCTATCCAAATTTCCAGCTTCTTGCTCGAAACCAATTCCCGGATAAATCTTTTCCATATCGTGCAAATATGATGCCACCTGAAGTCCTGAACGCTTTTTTTTGCAGGCGAGATCGATTAGTAACGCGCAGTCCTTGGCCATGCCCTGATATCTCTTGGTCTCAAAAGCATGCTTGGCTTGTTCTATCTCGACCCTGTTTTCGCGCGCCGACCGGCTTGCTCTGGCATCGTCAACGTATTTGAGAAACTGAGCCGGGGTCGGGAAGTATCTTTCGCTGGACGTGATCCGTTCGGTCGCTTCTCTGGCATCGCGACTATCGACCCATTTGATCTTGTCAAACCACATGCTGGCCTGCGCGGCGGTCAAAGATTTGCCGAAATAGTCTTTTACTTTTTCCATAACTTGTTCAAATTCTTCCCATCGCATGGTTTGCCTCCGCTTCTTTTTTGCGCATTTTTTCAGCCCATTCCTTGAGCCCATCGCTACTTGGAACGTCCGTGTCCGGTTCGTCATCCCATCCCTTTGCCCTAAGCCACGACGCCGGGTATGGAACGTATCGGCCCCGATCCTTTCGCCAGTCGTCTGTTGTCTTCAGCTTTTCGATCTTGGCGATCATGGCCGCGACTAATGTTTCATCGGGCGATATGACATCCCATGCCTTTTCTGCATCGCCCTTCGATCTCTTTCTTGGATATGCTTTCCAGAATTGATTAAAAAGATTGTCGGACACACACGTTTTTGTTTTTGCGCGAGTTTCTGTTTCAGTCTCTGTTTCAGTTTCAGTCTCTGTTTCAGTTTCATCGCGAATGTCTCGCGAGCCTTCGGAACGTTCTCGCGAAACACTCTCGATTATCTCGATAGGAGGCTCCGGATTTCGTTGTTTTGAAGGGTGATCAACTTTCTGATGTTTATCGAAGCTCTTGATATAATAAAACTTTTCACCATGATTCAAAAAAGGCGCGATCATTCCTGCTTTTTCGAGCTCGTGAATGAACTTCAAAAATGCGGGCGGCTTGATGTCGTCATAAGGAAATATTTGATTTTTGAGCCAGACGGGGTGTCCTTTGGTCACTCCGTAGTCATCCGAACAACTCCAGAGTCCTACGTAAAGTAACCGCGAGTCTCGCGAAACTCTCGCGAGCTTCTCATCGCTCCAAAATTCAGGCTTCACTGATCGTGTTCTAGGCATTATCACCCCCAAATAAATCTTGCTGTTGGCTGTTTGCTACGTTCAGCGCGCGGTCATAAAATTGCCTGTTCTCGCGCACGGACTGCTCGCGCGCGGCTTCTAAATTCCGACAGGTCTCAAGTTCTGTGATTGATTCAGCGATGAAATATCCGCCCGGGCGTTCTTGGGTTGAGCAGATGAGTTTGCCGTGTTTATTGCGTAGCGTTGTTATTATGTCTCTGATCAGACGATCCGGCAGGCAGGTTAAAGCCTTTAATGCGTCGCGTGTGACGGCGTGGGATCGTCCGACGTGTGAATGGATCACGCACCATA